AACTAACCCCGTTCCAACGAAGGTCGTCGGCGGGTTGTCGGCACCGTTCCCGATGAAGATCGCTGACGTGTTCGAGTCAGCGATGTCGACAGTACCGTCTGCACCTGGAGAAACGCCAGGACCACCACGAAGATTTAGAGATCCACCTGCACCGCCCCCAAATCCACCGTCTGAACCTCCAGCACCTCCTCGAAGTGCTGATGTACCGCCCTTTCCTCCGAGAGTTCCAACGTCTCCAGGACTGCCAGGCGCCCCAACGATCTTCAGATTCCGTCCCGCGATACCAACACCAGCGTTCGCGATACCACCGAAGTCAAAATCGTTGTCTGACCCTGTGAACTGGATCCCAAAACTGCTGATGTTGTGCTGATTGTTGAGTGCTGCCGCTTTCATGCTCACGCCGAATGCGGCAGCATTTTCATTGATGTCAATCGCGTTACCGATGGTCGCCGGATCCATGATAATGTCGAGTGCCGGCTGCGATCCAGCAAACGTGCGCGTCATGCGCACCATCGCGTCAAGGTTATCGGTCGTATTCTCGATCAAGAGAACGCCGACGGCATTCGACTGAGCGATCGTCTGACCCGCGTCATATGAACTTTGTAGACTCACGCTAGTTACATCAGAGCCAAGCCCACTAAAGAAGACGTCAGCTACGCCTGCTGAGGGTACTCCGATAATCTTGCCACAACGACGACGGAACGTACCCACAACACGATCAAGAGTACCTGTGTCGCTAACAAAGACAGGGTCGTCAAAAACGGCACCAGGGATCGAAACGCCTAGGACTAGGCCGAACACACGGATATTTGCAAGCTTACCGTTACCTATTGGCGTGGTTCCACCAACTTCGTCAATCGCGACCCCAATAAGAACAGACTCAATGTCTACCGTTGTCGCGTCTGTTCCAAGAGCACTAGGAATCGTTTCTTCGCCTGGTAACCCGCTCTTGATCACAACCGCTCCAGCGCCTGTGACAACACGATGCACAGCAAGAGCTGATGCTGCCTGAGCAACAAAAAAACCAGCGTCAGAAAGCTGGGTATCTAAACGCTGAAGCCATGCATTGACCCGGATCTTCCAGCCCTTCGATCCTGTCTCAGTTGTCTCATCAGCCGCAGGGATTCCTTCACGAGTCTTGAGCTGAAGAATCCTAGCGACAACCGTGTTGATCTTCTCGTCACCAAGACCTTTGTTTACCTCCAGACGGATCCGGTAGGTTCCCTCCTTCTTGGGCTTGAAAGTAGGGTTCTGGATCGTCGTAGAACTAAGAGCGTCCGTAGGACCTTCCGGTTGATCTGTGATCGTCCAAAGAAACGTAGTCTCCCCGCCGATATTGACATTGTCGAGCTGGACGAGGATGTCGATCGGCAGATCCTCGTTGGACCCCGGAACACCGCCGATCGTGATAAGAGCTTGGGGCATTGTTTACTCCGACCAGCCGATGATCTCAAAGCGAAGTAAGGGGTCTGGGTTGGTGAGTGGAGGCACACTCCAGCTCCATATAAAATCAAACGATTGCGCAGCTACAACCGGAAGATCCACAACCCACTGGATACCGCCTTTGCGGTCCAACTCGGTGTGAGCATAGTCATCGGTAAAGGTGGTTCCTCCCGCTACAGGAAGCCAACTAAGTAGCACAGGAGCCGGGGTAGTATTCGGGGCTGTAACAGAAAATCCTCCGGGATCTGAGACTCTCACTCGCACAGTCTTGGCCGTCTTAGGAATAAACGCACCTAAGGCGACAGTCGTTCTTGCTGCCGTTGCTGGAGTGGCTGTGGTGACTTGGACAGGAACGATCCTCATCTCGTTGTTTCCAACAGACCACGCTGTCAACCATCCTGTGTTTGCCGCGTTACGCCTGAGAGCAGCAACACAAACACCCACCCCACCAGGAAGATCCGTGATTCCGAACGGTGCAGGAAGAGGAACGGCCAAACTGTTCTTTAGCAGCGACGTGATAGGAACAACTGCGCTGAGAACAAGAATACCTCGACCAGTGGAGAAGGGATCAAGAACACTGACGATTGGGATTCCTTGCCACGAAGCAAGATAAAGGTAGTACCACGTGTCGGCACTGAGAACAGTTCCAGGGCTGAGTGTAAACGCTGCGGTGACATTGAGAGATCCACTACGAGTGTACCAAAGACGCGTTGGAGCGACGAACGCTTCGGCATCGATAAGCATGCTATTGGAAGGTGTTCCAGGAACACTTGACGTGAGAAGAAAACGTTGACCGCGATCCCGCTGGAGAAGTGACCCGAGTGCAAGCGTATCGCGCAATGGCGCCTCGGCATCCCACATCGTACGCGTGTCGATCAGATGAGTTGCGAGAACAGCACCGCCTCCGGCCGGCCGGAACACCATTGCGATCGGAACGAAGTTTCCTCCAGTAGGTACAGGAGCTTCAGTCGCTGTCCCCGTGACAAACGAGAACAGAAGTCTCCGCTCTCGTTGCTTCGGGACGGAAGCAGGCAAGAAGGTAGCTGTAGGAACGTCGAGGATATCGCGGCTCTCGCTGACAGTGGTGACTTCTGTCATCTGCGCTTCGAGAAGGAACCACGTGTCCCCGGCTGGAGACGGTGGAATCACCGTGGCAGCAGAGCGAAGGATCGCTATACGGTAGTTGGAATCAAGAGCACCCGGAGCTGGAGTCAGCGTGGCCGACTCTTGCATGAGCGCACCTGGAGCTACGAGGAGGTCTGATCCGGAAGGAGTTACTTCCAGACCTCCGAGGATGACGTTACGTGGGGCTTCGGTCGCAGCGAGACCCAACGAAAACGATCGCTTGACAAACATCTCGCGTAGCATGTCTGCAAGCGTGCGCGCTGCCATCGACTGAAGATCGTTGTGATCGTTCGATACGGGACGCTCACGCGTATTGAAAACTTCGTTATCAGCTCCTGCCATGTCGCTCTCCTAAAGTCGTTGGAGTAGTACCACGGCTTTCACGCCCATGGCTTTGATCTCGTCTAGAGTCTCTTGAATACTTGTCGCTGCGGTTGCGGTTCTCACATCGAATCCATCGTACGCCGCAGGATACACGAGAGCGGGGTCCGCTGTGATGGGGATATCGTACGCTGATGTTCCGCGCTGTCGACCTGTCGTAGGGTCTTTGAAGTCTGCTGGCGTGATTCCGGGATCGTCATAGGCCATCCCAACGTCGAACAACGTAAGTCGCTGAATGACTATGTAGAACGCACCACGAACTTCAGACAGATCGAAGTAGATGTTGGTCAGCGGGTCTTCTGGGCGTGGATCGTCGTACGCGAACAAGTTGGAATCGTAGGGCGCCGGAGGAAGAGTAGGTGTGAACGTGGGAGTACCTGCGTTTGGACTCGGCCCGTCGTAGACTGTTTGAAGAGACAGTTCGAATGTTTCGATCGCCTTGAATGTCAAACCATAGTCGTCAAGGATGGCGCTCACAGCACGCAAGATCGCTCCAGGACTGACTGTGTCAGGCAGAGTACGCACACGAAATCGAAACGCTTCGACTGCCTCGTTAGGCTTTCGGGTAACCCCTCGATCTTTTCCAAGTCCTTCCAACATCGGAGAGACACCGCCTGTGGTGTCTACCTTCTGCTTGACAATGATGGTCGGATCACCAAACGGTGGATCCATGATCAAACTCTTCGTGGTGTCGATACTTCCTTCTAGTACCTCGCCGGCCGGTGTCGTTATCTCACCAGGTACGTTCCACTCGTAACCTTCAGCGATCGCTTCGATTGCAACACTCAGTGGTCCGAGAGCCGCCCCTCCAAAAACAACATCTTGCTGTGTGATGAAGTCACGTCCTCCGCTCGACGTAGTCACGATCGTGCCGGCCTTGACTGTGACCGCTCCAGCACCAAATGTCGGTCGCGAAAACTCTACAAGCCCCGAAGCTCGTACTCCAACAGGCGCATAGATCGCTAGGGCGCCGCATTCCGTACGATTGACTGCGAGAGACAGGCGCTCACCCACCTTCGCTGCCGACTGAAAGTTCTCGTACCCCGCGTTCGTGCGAACCTTCATCGGCTCGACGTACTCGGGAGGGAACACCTTATCGATCACGTCCAGGAAATGATCTTGATCGTTTGGCGTAGCGTCACAAGTATCAGGACTTCCACCACCGGGAAATACAGGAATCGCCATCACACACCGTCCGGGTTTGTGTTGCCCTGAAGCGCGGTGTCAGGTTGGATCGTTGATGCGACCACAAGTCCAGTCGTTGTGCGGATCACTTCTAAGGCTTGTGGTACGACATCGCCTGCTGGACTGAGAATCTCGCCACCGGTAACAACCAGACCAGGAACGATTCTCAACGCGTCGAGCGCTTTGGAGACTTCCCATGTCTCTCCACTCGCCAACGCGTTCGTATAGTTGACGATCGCCACACGTGCACGGAAAGCCACAAGATCTACATTGACTCCAGCTTGGAAACGCAAACCAAGCGTGACTCCTTGAAGGATTACCGAAGCGAGCGTTACTGAAATGAAGATCCCCATCGCACGTGTATCAACAAGCGAGTTGAACACTATCTGTGCAAGAAGCTGAGTTTGCAACTGATAGCTTACCGGCGTAGGCGACACGTCGATCAGTGTCTCAGTAAACGCGTCAGTGATGAGGAGTTGATTTGAGATCGCTTGACGTCCATCGGGAGATAGCGCCTCGAATGCGAATGCAGTACGAACACCAGGAACAGCCAGAGCCAGTGTTTCGATCGCAAAGATCGTTCCACGGCGAGCAGTGACGAAGAACCGACGGGCGCGATCTCGCAATGCTTCGTCTTGTTCGGCGTTGTCTGCACCGGATGACGCGAGTGGATTGTTTACTGCTAGATCGGAAGGCGATCCTGTAATCGAACTTACGACGCTCGTAATCTGATCTTTCTTTACAGTTTGATTGAGACCAGCAAGCGCAGATCGCACAGCAACCGAAACAGGCCCTGTCGTTCCGATCAGGAAGGTACTAGCTACCAGTGTGAGAAACTGACGGCCATCGGACGTGGAGAGCCTGGTACCGATTGGGATCGAGAACGACGAGGGAACCGGAGTGACCGTGGTGAACTCGACCGTAGCCAGCGCAGAAGAAGCTGGTTTACGAAGGAGCTGGTAGCGATCGAAAACTAGACGATCAAGCTTCTCACCTTCGGCAGAGTCTAGAAAGAGGCTTGCTTCGGTTTCAACAAGCTGCCCAATCACTTCGTCACCGATCGCAGCTTGTCCTGCAACCAAAGCGTTTACGTCCGTGCCTTCTCGTTCGACCGCATCGAGCGAGAGGTTGCTGTTCTTCGTGAGAATCTCATCTCGACTCACACGAAAGATCTCATCGAATGTAGGGAAATCCATTAGATCGCTCCTCAGAACTGAACAGATCGAATCTGGGGTCGGAAGGGTAGGATAACCTCTTTGCCTGATGCCCGCAGACGTGCACGAACAACGAGAGAGATTGTTCCGTTGGAGTTGATCCCAACTTGTGCTTTGACGCGGTCGAACTCTGGTTCGTTACTCACCTGCCGCTCCACCGCCTTCTTCAGCGTGGGAAGATCTGTAATCCGTAGTGGCTCCTTCACTGCGATCCCTAACCCGTAAGTCTCGTCGTAGTGAAAGAATGCTCCGGGGTCTGTTGTTATCCTACGGATTACCAGCTTCCGGAGCAGATCTACACCACTATGAGTGTCATAGTCACCTCCAGAAGTGGTTACAAGAGTCGCCGCAGCGATATCACCTTCAACCGTGTTGCTTCGAAGATCTACAAGACTGTCGTCCGTAGCAGCGACCTGAACGCGTTTACATCCGAGAAAGTCTACAAACGTTGGTGCGATCAGTAATATGTCGTTCTGATCCCGGAGAGTGAGCGACTGTACTCTATGCGTTGCAAAGTGATCACCAAACTTCTTCAGCGTATATAGCTCGAAGATAAACGTGCTGTTGAACATCTTTGATGCAAGAACAACTAGATCTTCGTCTGTTGCTTGATTGGTTACTGTCCACGACGCAGGATTGAGCGCGTCTCCGTCGCCGATCACAGACACCTGACGAGGTGTTTTTGACAGCTCTACAACGACAGTGCGCTCACTCGTAGGGAATGCACTCACAAGGAAAAGATCAGATGCTCCACCTGTTCCCCACGGTCCTGTTCCCCACGGCTCTGTTCCCCAACCAGTCACTTGATCTCCACTTCATTAGCTTTCACGTCAGGAACATTAGGCGTCGTTTCGATCAATGAAGCTCCTGTTGGAGGATCAGTAGTAGCTCCCGTTTCAATGTGTACGTGGGTCTTCAAGAAGTTGATAGCGGTGTCGAGTTTAGTCTTCTGACTGTTGAGAAAGTCTGTCAACGTGTCCGCTAGCGTAGAAGGTTGTGTTCCATCAGTCCCACCGATGAACACCTTACCGTCTCCAGTTGCCTGGATCACAACGTCACCGTTCCCTTCGACGGTAATGTCTACGCCGTCCCCATCGTCTGACGTTCGGATCTTGAGTTTACGTCCCGGCTGGATCCTAAGTACCACATCTTTCGTGGGCTCTTCTTCTTCATCTTCGCTTTGGAAGTCAGCGTGTGGCTTGTCCCCCGAGTTCCACATACGGGCGATCAATGTAGGACCAGTGCTGGGATCTCCGCTAGGAACTGCTACGAGAACAGTATCGTCGACATTGACAGGGAAGTACGCTCCAAACTCCGCACCTGCGTAAGGTGCTCCGAGCAAGCATGTCTCGACCGTACCGTCCGGTTGAAACTGCACATCAGCGAAGATACCTTCGTTTGCGTCGTATCCGACATCTAGCACCACAGCGAGTGTGAGCCAGACACGAGGATCAATCCCAGGTCGGCTAACAGCGTTCGCCAGTCGCCCCATGTCGGGACTCGTACGGGCACGCGTCAATCGTTTGCGTCTACCCATCTCCAGATCCCCCCACGTTACGGCCTAGGACAACACTTTGTGATTCAAGAAAAGCTTCCTCTCCTTCAGAAGGCAACACAACACCTTGCGCCGCAAGGAAAGCTGCTTCTCCTTCGGAAGGCTCTCGACGACGACGGCGACCTGTAGTCCTAGTTCTTGTCTCCCCCTCGTCCACTAGCTGATCACCCACCTGATTGCGGATAACCACGTAGTTCTGGAAGTCGAAAGTGATCTCTACTCCTTCCAAGCCCCAACTGAACTTTACGTTGGCAACACGGAAGAATCGCTGAAGTTCTGCGACCTGCCCACGGGATGTCGCTACGATCACACGTGCAAGATTCTCATTCCCGCCCAAGCGAGCACGGATCTCAGCTACTCGTTCTTCGAAGCTAGCTCGTGAGTGATCTGTGAAGGTAGACACTAGTGGAGCACCAGATGTACGAACACGCGCATCGACAAGAAGCTCGATAGCATCACCAGGGCGAAGACGTATAAGATCCGGATCTGCGTTACTTCCTCCGAAGCTAGCAAGATTGTGCGTCTGACAAGTTCCGCCCATCTCCCCGCGCCCAATCTCTTCGAAGGTGGCACGAGCAATCTCCTGAAGACGCGCAGGATCTGTAGTGTGCATCACAGGAACATTGATGACTTCTTCTTGCGATCCTTGTCCGCCAGGATTTGTCCTAGTTCGTCGTGCACTAAGCTCTTCTTCCGGAGGCCACACTCCTACGATCAGTCTCCCCGCACCGCGTGCACCTGCTCCCGTATCGACCGAGATCGCACGGACCACACGCGGGCGTTGAAAGCCTCCGTACTTTCGGTTGAAGCTGATCGAATCCGTGTCGCGTCCGTATACGATGCGGCGGAACGTAAGTGGCGGGTTGATCGCCTGTCCTGTTTCGGCGTCGCGAAAACGTGGCGCCCCTCCACTGGCTTGGCCCAAGAAGTCCGCCCTGAATGGTGCTGGCGCTTCTGTAAAGCCCTGTCGTTGCTGGTCGAAGAGTGACCGAGAGGGTCGAATCCATAGATCTGTTCCCATGAAGAATGGGATCGCTCCGACCAAGTAAGAAAAACGAACGATGAGATCCCAGAAGTTGACATTTCCTGATCCCGCATTCGGTGTGCCTCTCCCACTACCTCTATTCCCACGAGCACCTTGACGGTGTCGAGGAACGAGATCGTCTGCCGCGGGAGCCGGGATTATCCCACCAGTCCATTCGTCCGGGTTAGTACGTATGTCGATATTGGAAAAGGCTGGATTGAAGTCTAGGATCTGAGCGACGACCTCATCAATCGGTCGAGAAAGATCGAGTGAGTCGATCAGTTGGTTTATAGCGTTCGGCACTACGTTGATCGGTGTGTCGATGAGCATTCCTCGAAGGTCACGACCACGAAGATGCACCGTGCTCCCATCAGACGAGTGCTCCATCTCCCACTCGTCTACAATCCCTACAATCAGCTGATCCGCTGTGTTAGGTAATCCGTCAGCGTCACGTGTTCGTAGAACTGATCTACGTGAACCATCCTGTTCACGGCCTCGCATTCCCGCAGCAAAATCGTCGTTAGAGATTGCACCGAGATAGATCTCAGCAGCACAGGAACGTACTGTGCGCGGATCGATAGGTAGCTCAGCGAAGTCAAAGTCTAGTGAAAACTGACCCGCCTGTCGGTAGCCAGGAAGCTCTACAGACGCAGACTCGGGGATTCGCCCCATGACGAACGAAACGTTCTCATCCCCGCGGCGGGTCACCAGCGGTTCAACACGAGGTACTGTCGGCACAGTGTTGTTTTCCGCAACAGCTTCCTCAACAGATCTCGGATCTTCCAACGTTTGGATGTGTAGAGCCTCATCAAACGTGAGTTTCAGGTTGACGACACAGCTGGGTCGGTACGTAGGCATTACGCTCTTCGATCACCAATATCTGTGCGAGGAACAAGGATAAGAGTGCCGGGCGTGACGAGAGAACTAGATGTTTGATTGAACCGTAGTAAACGCCGCCACTCGTGCGGAGTGCCGTAAAAGATCCGACTGATGTTGCGAAGATCGTCACCCTCACGAACAACGTAGGTGCCCAACAGCAATGCTTGGATCGACTTTGCTAGAGTTACTCGTCGAATAGCTGCGGTCCGACGCAGATCGACTGACGCGCCGATGAGTCTACGCGACCAAACAGTAGCAGAAAGACGATCACCAAAGGTCTGGTTTACGATCGGAGTTAGCAGGTTTCGGTTTGCAGGGATCTCACTTTCTAGTTCTGCTCGTAGGGCGTTGGTCTGCTCCAAAAGCCCATTGCAGATCGAAACACCAGATCGAATAGCTTCCTGCGGTGCAATCGACTGAGACGCAAGGTTGGTCACCGTTCGAACGAAGACGCTAGCGGACTCTACGATCGGATTGACAAGTGCAGCGAGCTTCTCCTGGAACACAGCAGCTATTTGAAATGGTGGATCAACGCGTCGTAGAAGTGCGTTAGTTTGACGCTGAACGATCGATGATGTGTCAGTGAGATTACCTTCCTGCGTGAACACAGCAGCACCGACTGCTTCGCCACGGGAGATCCATGTAAACGACATCTCCCAAGCGACGTCGTTTACGGTGTCCCACATGTGCCGGAACTCAACAAAATAGCCACGACGAACCTGTTCATCCCAGGTGACTTCTACCTCTTGCCCTTCACGTACGATCGATTCCATAGCAGCCACGGCCGTACGAGTGTTTCGGATGGCTTCACCGCTGATAGTGATCGGCGTGCTGTCTCCTGCCCCTACTCCGATGAACTTGTCCTTCCATGCTCCTCGAAGAGTGGTCGATTGCTCCTCGGCTCCGAGTACGGTTGCGATCCCCACTGGATTACCGGGGTAAAACTTAGTCTTCACCCGCTGCGCCGCACTCAGCTCATACGGCCGATACGGCAAGCCACGCCCAGTCAGCCGAACAGTACGCTCTTCACCCGTCAACTCGTTGATGTTGAACGTACTGACGTCACCTGCGGACTCAACAGGCATCAGCGGATCCCGAAGAGAGGTGCGAAGCCGGATTCAAGACGCTGTTCACCAAGACGCCCAACGTCGTCAGCAAAGGCGACTGCGATCCGATCAGGATCAAAGCCTTCAGCAAAACTCTGCTCGATCGTAAAACGGCTGTAACGGAAGTCTTGTTGTGTGTTCGCGCCTCCCCGTGCTCCTGGTGCTCGGCCTGCCCGACCAGCGCCCCCAGTGGCTTGTTCTACCGCTGCGGTTTGATCATTTGCACTATCAGTCGACTGTTGAATACGCTCCAACAATCCCGCGAGGAATCCCTGTTCTTGTGCAGCTTCGGCCCGCATTCCTGGAGCCTTAGCTGGATCACCTCCAAAGTTCCGGGCGATGAAGTTAGACATCGCAGTGAATGCGCGACCTAGACCAATGACAATCGCTCCTAGAGCAAGCATACCGACAATAAACGGCGACATCACTACGAGAATAGCCAAGATCGCAAGACCGAAACCTACCAAGGCAAACCCTGCAAGCCACCCGAGAGGTTCAAGCAGAACACCGATCTGCTCCCACAACTCATGCAGCGCCGGTTGTACAAACTCCATCAGCTCAGTACCGATCTCAAGAAGCCATCCTGCAAAAACGATCACAGGTGTCAGCATTCCGTCGAGACCAGATAGTAATCCAGGAAGAATCCCGGCGATCATGTCTCCCATAAGATCGGAAAACACAGTAAGGAAGTTCACTAGAGGGCGTGAGACCGTAGATACAGTATCGATAATGTTACCGAAGAGATCCATAACATGCGCTACATCATCGATCCGCGTAAGGAAGTTACCTACACCCAAGCCCAACGCGACAAGAGCTACGCCTGCTGGACCTCCCAACCCGGCAGCACTTCCCGCAGCCACGGCCGCAGCACCTCCCGCAATCCCAGCAGCTCCTCCAGGGCCACCTTCCATCACTGCGGAACTCATAGCCCTTCCTGCTCCCAACAGAGAAGTAACCATTCGATCTAGCTGTTGAAAAAGAGGACTATCCGCAAGATCGCCGAACAGATCTGATAGATCCTGCATCCATGATACAGCGTTACGAATAGCGTCCACGACAAATGCGGAAATGTTCGTCCCGACCGTAACAACTCGCTGACCTAGTTCAGTCCACTCTCCGTTCTCGTCCATCAACAGTGCGTTGACCTCTCCCAGACCTTCCTTGACTCCCTCGAAGATCGGGCGTCCTGCGATCCGCATCAACTCTTCTCCGGTGGACTGAATAGCACCGAACATTGAATCGAACGTGTTGCTAGCATCCGCAAGCATCGGATCGAGACTTTCGAACGTATTAGTGAGCACTTGAAGTCGCTCAGGCTGTGTCATGCGGTTGAACGAGTCGGCAGTGACGTCAGCTTGTCCTGCTACAGCATTGATAAACGGAAGAAGCTGCATCCATGTACGTACGTCCATGCCGGCACCACCACGACCCGTACGAAGCATCTGCATCGTGTCTCTTCCGATCTGCTGTGCATCGATGCCGAACGACCGACCAATCGCAGTGATCCGGTTGGTAAAGCTGGTCATGTCAGCCAGATTACCTTCCATCGACTGCGACACGTTCGGCAGCGCTGCGCGGAAGACAGTGATGTAGTCCTCGGCTTCGCCAGGAAGCGCCGCCGCAGAGATCTGAATCTGGCGCATGGTCTGTTCTGCAAGACCAAGTCCGTTACGAAACCGCTCTGTCGGATCTTCCCCCCCAGCGAAGCCAAGAGCAGCCAGCGTTCCACCGATAACCTGAGACGTCTGCTCAAACCGAGAGTTGATCATCGTGATCTGGCGAACAAGAGCGCCGGATGTGATCGCACTCATTGCGGCAGTGAGTGGACCAAACATGCGAGTGAGACCCATGAGACTACCGCCAAGACTCTGAGCCGCTCGGCCCATCATCCCCAGACCACGCGAAGCTCCCTCCCAGTTGGAAGTAAACTTCGTGTCGACAACGTTTTCTTGTCTCTCACCCATCGGTTTCTATTCGAGCCTGTTCTGACTCTTCCTCCATGATGTCTCCTACAGCTTCAGCAAACTCTGCTAGTTCGTTGATCGTCCTCTTTTCTACTTCAACCCAAGACTGATGTGCGTAACGACAAACGAAAGCGTAGAGTTTGTAGATCTGATAGCGTCTCGGCTCGCTCCTCGATAACCCAATCGTGATCGTAAGGAGCGTCTCTACCACTAGCTTACAGAGACGCTCCCGAGAAAAGCATCCATGTCTTTCTTCTCAGGTTCATGGATCCTTCGGTAGGCGTTCATGATCAGCGTGCGCACACGGGGATCTGCTCCGTTGAACGCCTGATCTACGGATCCATCCCAAGAGTGAACAGGCTTGTTGTTGACTTGGCGTAGAGCTTCCTTTGCCAGCTCGAACTGACCTGCGATAAGATCGTTCTGTGCACGCTTCGTGGCAGCCATCTCTTCACCGCCTGTCAACTCAACCAAACCTACCGTTTCGATCCTGATGCGACCGGGAGGGTTGTCGGTTTCGCCTTGAAGATGTTTCGGGATCTTGAAGGTGTAAACCGCACGGTTCGCTTCTCGGCGAGCAACGTCAGCCTCGTTTGGGGTCATATCGATCATATCGCTCATGGCTTCTCCTTAGGTACGTTTAGGCGATCACCCGATGGTGCTCGCCAACTCTGCCTCAAAGGGCATCGTCACAGTCGTGTAGTCAGTCCGACTACTGGTAGCCACCTCGATATCACCGAACTCGACGTTCGGAATGACAACACGAGCACGACGCCCGCTTGGGAAGTTGAGAGTCACCTTCACGTTGATGACGACTCCAGGAACACGCCGACGCGCTTTGTCGACGATAGAGTTGATCGTCGTGAGAATCCCAGGGTCGTTGGTGTGAAGTTCCATGCGAGCAGCGATACCGTTGAAAACAGAATCGCGTCTGTTTGTCTTCTCACCAAGGTATCCCTCAGACTTGATCTCCATTTGGTAGGTCATGCTGAACGAGCGAATCGCCGATAGCGACGCTTGCGGCACACCATTGATGATGGCGATAACTTCAACTTCCTGACCTTTGATCCGTTGCCGTGCCACGATTTTCCTTTCGCTCGCCAAAAAGAAAAGGGCTCGCGATCCAAGAAGTAGACCACGAGCCCTATCCCTCCGAGAACGATGGAGGTGCGGCGACGCACACGGAATCTAGCTGAGAGCAGAACAAGACGCAAGCGGTAGGGGGCCTAGTAGCCGTTGTAGGGCGTCCCAGCGGCTTGAGGGCGGGGTAGGGTGGCCTCGCACCCCCCAAAAGCCCATACACGGGCTGCTAGGGGGCCTAGCGTGGTGATGTGTGGGGGCTGCTTCCCCCAGTTTGGGGTTAGGCCGCCAGAGCCTGTGTGATAACGACCCCAGTGCCGATGTCGGTCTGGAGAACGATGAAGTCCCCTGTCGGGACCAACTGCACTTTCGTGATGATGACGTGGATGTTGTTCGCCCGAGTCGCTGCGGTGTTCCCGCTCACGTCGTTGTTGCTGAAACTGCCGATCCGCTGAGCACTCGGGTTATCCGGACTCTGTAGATCGACAAGGAACGCATCCAGTTCCGTAATCATGTCGTCCTTGTTCTGCTGCGTAAGCGGAAGCTTAGATAGCTGAACTAGACGCGCGGCTATCGCATCCTGAAGGAAGTCAGCCATCCGCCGGCGGAAGATGTTCTTCTCTCCGCTGATCAGAGAGGTAGTGATCCCCGACTGGAAGTGTGGACCAATGGTCTTGTCGAAACGAAGACCTACGATCCCACGCGCACGAAGCTGTGTGTAGCCGCTGATATCGAGCTTGGGAGTACCACGAGCGAAGCCCACCACAGGAGAGAGCACCGTAGGAACCGGAGGCGCGCTCTGCGCAGGGTTGCGCTCCGGAGGCAGGACAGACTCAACCGACGCAAGCCACGTGTCATCCGTCACATCAAGCAAACCGTCACTCGTGGTCTTTCCATCGCTCGTGGCGATCGAGAACCCCACAGCTTCAGGAACTGAAGTGACGCATCCGGGCCATGCGTAATCGAGTCGCTCGTCTCGTGTCGAACCTACACCGTTACCAGTGTCACCGAGAACAGTTGCGAGCGTGAGCTGATTGATCGGAGGAGAACTGATTCCTCGGCGAGTCAAGCCACGCTCGCTAGCCACAAGTACGTGACTCTCCATCTTCGTACGGATCGTGTCGCTCTTGCGCGCAGCTACGACGATGTTGATGTCTCGCTCGGGGAAATCGTCGGACAAGAGCGCGTCAAATGCCGCTTGATAACGAGCATCGATCGTCGCACTCGCTGCGGCATTCACAGCATGTAGAGCTGCCTCGAACGTTAGCGGGGTAGAGGGGTGAACTTTGGCCGTGAGACCGCTGAGAGAATCCCAGCTTCCTGCGGTACCAACAGGAGGTACCACCGCGGGCGTCAGCTCTGTCCCGGTCGCGAGCGTGGCATCGAGCGGACGAGCAAGCGCGTCATACCCTGCGGCCTCGCTGAGTTGATTTGCCCCCGGCCCACTGTCAGCGTTCGATCCAGGTTCGACACGGTACGGGATCGCCGACTCAGTTGTGAGAACAAAAGCAGCGCCGTCTTGCTGTTCAACAGTGAGCGCTGTAGCGCTATCGACCGAAACGACTCGGAAAGTACCTGAGTTGATTGATGTTCCGATCACACCAAGAACAACAGCGTCGCCTTCCAGAACTCCGTTGACGATGAAGTTGCCTGTTGCCGAGGTAAAGACCTGCACTACAGCAGAAGCAGCAGTGGTAGCCGATCCATCGGTCGCGTTGACTCGATCGATGAGATCTGTAAAACCTACACGTGCTGCCAGTCGTGCTCGGTTGGCGCCACTAGCGAACTGACGACTTGCTTGGACGAGAGCAGCTGACGTAGGCACGATGCCGATGGAGATAAGCACAGTCTGATTCGTGGGTAGCTCACGCCAAACACGAAGAGTACCTTGAGATCCAGCGGCTGGAGTGAGGATATCAACAGGTACGATCATCAGTCGCTGGAAGCGCTTGTTACGCACTTCGACGAAACCGTTACCCATGGATCCGCCAAACTCACCGAGGAACTCGTCGAAACCACCAGCCTTGTCCTGTAGATCCTGCGCACCGATGATTTCAGCTGCACGAGGATCTGTCGTTGCAACACCCGAAGCTGAGATCTTGACCGCGAAGGTCATATCGGCGTACTCGCCCAGAACCGCAACGACACCAGTGTCACCACCTTCGACTTGCCCCGGAGGAGCTTGATCGACAATGATAACGCCTTCGATCGCGGTAATGACTTCCGTGCCAGGGAAGAATGGGAACCGACGGATGAAACCTGCCATGAGAGTCCTCGTGTCCTTCTGCGCTGTAGCCTACGCCATCTACGACGATTGCTCCAGTGCTCCGGTAGTAGTCGTGAGTGATAGGCGAACTCGGCCTTTCGCCTTCGGGATGTCCGTGATCAATCGGTAGACGGGCATCGTTACATTGAACCGCTGCGTGACCTTACGTTGGCGCGTCTTCGCATTTTCGGGGTTGTCCTCGAACGTTGCTCCAATCGGTTCAAACGAAGCGCGCGCGTTGAAATAGAACGGAAACTCCAGTCGAAATCCGTACATGAACTCAACAGGGAAGATCGCGTCTTCTATCATTGCCATGATCCGCGCGCGTTCTCGTTCATCTGTAGTCCAGATCTCAACACCGACAACCATCTCGATCTCGCAAGGAGACACCAGATAAGACCTCGCAACGCCTTTTACTTCAGTTTGAGAGATCTGCGGAGTGAAAGAAGAATCACCGTATGTGACCTCACCCTCCTTCAGAACGACTGCACTAGGGTATACTGCGATGTCTTCCGGGGTGGCCCAGACAGAGAACACCTGCTTGAATCGAACGGCCGTACCATCGATCGTAGACTCAAGAGAATGGAAGTATTCCGCAAGACCACGAGTGATCGCATCCGCAGCGTCAGCCTCACGATCGATCGTAAGTGTCTGCTCGTCGTCTACTGCGATAATGAGTTTCGTGGTTCCTAGAGGATCGCCTTCTTTGTACGTTGTCATGAGAACCACTTCTTATTTGCGTCGCGCAGATTCTTTCGGTAGCGGCGGACGATCTGAGGAAAGGAACGCTTGACGATAGGCTTAGGCTTGATCCCTTTCTCAGAGATCGAACGGGCGATAACGAATGCAACAGATCGAGCTTGTGCACCTGAGTAGCCGAACTTGAGTTTGACCCACTTACGGATCACATTGACGGGAGGCATTTTTGCTCCCTTGCGGCGACCACTCTCGACGTATCTTGCGTAGTCTTCACGATTGCCGATTATAACGCCTAAATTAGGCAGCCTTCGAGAGTACCAGCCGTTGATCATACGGCGAGAAGTGATTGGCGGGTGCGGTCGGATCTTACGTGTTTGTGCTTTGAGGATAGAGACTGCTTCTCGTGCGGTCTTTTCGTGCAGTTGACGAATCACATGCGGAAGCTTTCTCTTCAGCTTCCGCTCAAACTTACCAAGATCCTTTGCGAGGATGCGGGCCATACGAGCCATCTGTCACCCCCTCGGTACGCCGCGACGTGTGCGATCTTCGTCGGCTCTCTTTAGGTTCACTGTCCATTGGAACTTCAACGGCTCCAATGACGGAACACCGTCCACCGTAAAACGACGCAAGATGCGAGCACCGTTCGAAAAGAACTCGATTTCGTAGAAGAAGTTTTGATCTGTAGGCAACGCAGATCCGTCAGACTGGCGCCCAGCAAGCTCGTCTTCAGTAAAGCACATGGAGATCTGAGAAAGCTTGACCCCACCCATCTCGTTTACCCCAACTCCTGTGACAAGAGCATCGAGGTTTACAAGTGACGTGATCTTAGGTGTAGGGAGAATCACCTTTTCCTCGATCACTTCTTCAACACCGTCACCACGTGCGCCCTCGCTCCAACGTGTCTTCACCATCTTGGTAGCGTACGTACGAGCACCGATCTTAGTGTAGATGTCGCGTATGACGTCAACACACGGACCCAGCTTACCGATAACGCGACGCTGGAAGTCTCCCGGCCCGATCTCAGTAAACCCACGACCCTTCGGTGTCTTGAGCCTGCTCATGTGACAGGAATCGATCCGTAGCGCTTACTCATGAAGCGAGAACTGAAGGGGTAGAGGGGAACGCCAAAAATGTCGACGAGACGCTTAGCCCATCGAACGTACTCAGTCTCAAGACGCTCAGTCACTAGACGCGACTTCTTATCCAGCGCACCTGCAAGCGTGATCTCCCCCACCTTGTCAGCGACGAGTTGACACTGCGCGTCAACAAGCTGCTGTTCGAGGTTGTCCAGAATATTGAGAATGTCTCGCACACGAGGGATCGCCGTGTCGAGAAGGTTCTCCATGGCCTGCTCGATCAAGAACGCAAGAGGGATCGGCTTGGGGATACCAAACTGGATAGATGCAGCCGGCTGCACTTCCGGATAGCCAGTGTGGTGACGCACACGCGCCTTCTCCTCTTGCGTGAGAACAGACATGACTTACCGATCAATCTCCCGCAGCTTGACGCCTTGTTCGCGGATAGATTGGATCTGCTTCTCGCCGTAGCTTTCGGAATCGAGACGCTTGCCAGCCTTCAGGCGGTGACGCATCCCACCGAACTGCGCGTAGCCCGTCTCCACCACCTCGTAGAGTGGGAGACGTACCGCGGGTTCGATGTTCTTCGGGGGTGGCTCTCCCGGCTCAGGCGCCTCTTCAGGGGGCGTCTCTGCTTCCGGTGTGGGCTCAGGCTCCACAGGCGTTGCTTCGGCCTCAGCGGGGCTCTCAGGCTGTTCTGGAAGCTCCTCGTTGTCGACCTCCATCTTGGCGTCTTCAACAGGGTCGTGCCTTGCGGCAGCACGAGCGCTTGGCTTCTTCACAGTAGTCTTCTTAGCCATTAGCCTGATCTTTCTATTAGAGCGACGGTGCGCGGGACGACATGTTGATCGCGTTTCGTCTGTTGTTGTTACATGCTCGACGTTAGCACGGGTGCGATATTGTCGCCCCACGCACCACGGATATACCGCTGATGTCGCAGGGTGTGATGCGATCTACGATGCCGAGCAACGAGTGCGCGACCCGAGAGTTGCATCACTTTGGTGCGAACAGCGCCAGAGCACCGACCGAGGTGGATGGCAACCGAACGCAATAACCGGATCGCTGTAATCCCATGGTCTACATGAGCAAAGATCCGGCGACCTCTACGCGATGAAGCGACAAGGCTTGCCTCCAGGGCGAAGCAGAGGTCAAAAAAGAATACACCCTTTCTGCGTAGGATGCGGATCACACAGCAGAAAGGGTGCATGGGAAGGGGCTACTCGCCATGTTCGATCGTGATGAAACGCTTGAAGCGCGCGTTGTCACCCGTCGCAGCGTCAGTTCGAACCGGCCAGTCACCGATGAACTTCCAGCTCGTGGCGACCGTATCGAGCAAGCGGTTGAGAGGTGCACGGATAACGAGCTGGATTCGCTCCGAGTCGATCTCGATACCGTTGTTCACGATTCGAGGATCAGCCACCTTGCCGGTGAGTCCTGCCTCGGTGATGAGCTGGTTGAGATCCGAGAAGTACTCATAGACACCACCCTGCGCGGTCACGAGTACACGGTGGATACGCACACCAGACGTAGTGCCGTCGTTGAACAGCTCACCGGCGAACGGATCGTCGAGGCTGAACGTGACGCCGTCCTTCGGATCGACCGTCTCCACGATAGGAGCTTCCGTGTTGCGGAAGATGATCGAGCCGAGGATTTCTCCGAGTGCGAACTCGCGGTACATGACGTAGTCCGGCAGCGACGTGTTGAGCCGCTGGAACTCCGGGTCGTCGTACACCTGCGAGATCGAGACCGGATCAGCGTGTGCGTGGAAGCGGCCATCAGCGTGTGCAGGAACGTTGTTCTGCCAGAACGGCGTAACAGCAGCGCGGAGACCGGCGAGAGTGAGAGTGTCAGACGCGCCAACGTCGTCGACCTTGTTCCCTCCACCGATACGTACGATGTTGGAACGATCGAAGGAGAAGACGTACGCGCGGTCGAGCACGCTGGTCGTACCAGCGTCGAGCGTGAGCACACCCGGCCCAACCTGATCTCCAGGAGTATCGGCCAAGAAACCGATCACATTGAAGCCAGCGGCGGCACCGTCATCGAACACAGTGATCGGGAGAGGGTTGGCAGCGCTGACTGTTTCGAAGCGAACAGTCGCTGCTCCCGAGACAGTAGGCCGACGAGCCCTGGTGAAACCGTTGAGCCGCTTGACACGGAGTGACGTACCGCTCTGTGCGCCGTCTGCGACAGTCCAGCCACTCAGCGCTGCGTTGTACATCCGGTTTCGGACGATACGGTTCAGCGCTTGACCTCCGGAGAGACCAAGCTGATGTGCGTTACGGAAGAACAGATCGATGATCGCCTGCATGCTGGTAGGCATGTGCGTATCGATCGTATCACCGTACTGTTGAAGCTGTGCTTCCCACTGCTCGACGTTGTACGACGAGACTGCGGGATCAACGCCAGGAGTCAGAGGGCGCTGCTTTGGGGTGATGAGTCCCGGAGCCGAGAAGATCTGCGTGTCACCGCTGTGCGTCGGCCAACCCTCAGGCACCGCTTCTGCGCGGAACATCAAGTTGGGGAACAGTGCATCGTGAAACGCACGCTCCAGAAGGTTCTCCTGCACGATCTGCCGAACTTCGGGAGACTGGAGAATGATCGAAAAGTCCATGGTTCCTGTTCCGTTTCTCTTCCGGCGATTAGGCCGTGTTGATCTAGCGTCCTATTGCCCAACCGGAAGAGCGCAAGGACCAGGGACTAGAAGCTACCGAACGGGGTTACGAATCCCCATGTCAGCAAGCTTCTTATCGAACTGCTGCTTTGTCATCTGTCGCGCGTCCTTCGGTGCGTCTTCAGAATCATTAGAAGCAGGCGCAGGTGGCGGTCCACCTGCCTTAGGCGGTGCGGGAGGCGCCGCGTTGGGCGATCCAACACCGGTGTTGGCGGGCTCTTCCTGAGGCGTGAAGAGGATCGGGTGCTTGTCCTTGAGATCCCCGAACCACTTCGCAGGCTCAAACCCCTCCAGATCTTTTCCCTTCTTTCCACGCATTTCTCGACGCAGAAGCTGTAGCGAGTAGTCCACGTCTACAACTCCAGCGCGGACTGCTGCCACGCTGAGATCTGACTCAGTCCTAAGTTGACTCGATTCTCTCTTAAAGATCCGAGTCTTCTTTTCAGCGATCGCAACTCGCTTCCGTAGACGAGCGTTCGATGCCACCAGCTCCCCGTTCTTCTTTTCGAGTCGAGACATCTTCCTAGCGTCCGGTTGCGACTTCGGAGGTGCCTGATCTTGAGGAGTCGGGTTACCTTTGCGGCCTTCTTCGATCGCTGTGAACATCTCTTCCACGGAAGAGTACCCAAGTGCCTTCGCCTTTTGGGCGTGTTCACGCTGGGCTCGCTTGAAGCCCTTGGACTCGGACGACTTCCGAATCCCTGTGAGATCACGCGTAGAGACCTTCTTCTTGGGTTGCTGAGACGGCTGAGCAGAAGGATGTGCCGCTGCGGGAGGGACTGGAGGAGAGGGGGGTGCAGCCGCCGGAGGATCCGGAGGTGCTGGATTGGGGATGGGTGCACCCATGGGAGGCGCACTGGGAATAGGCTGTATAATCGGATCTGTCATCGTTGTCTTCTTTCTGAGATCTCTGTCCGGTCTAGCCGACTATTTCGCCGTCGATGCGTGTCCGGCTGTTTCGCCGCCGGGCGCGTAACGACAGAGTGTCTAACCGATCAAAAACTCCGATGTGGGTTAGGGGTTGAAAAGGCAAGGACAGAAGTTCTGCCCCTGGTGAACTAGATCCCCGTCTGCTTGAACGAGGTGGAAAGTGCGGTCTTGGAGACAGGGTTGTACACCAGCACGAAGGCTGTGACACCGGCCTGGAAGGTGATCGTCTTGCCGTCGTCGCTGAGCGTAGCAACACCAGGGAAGGTTGCAGACGGTACCAGTGGGGTTCCACCAGTGTCAGAAACGACGTGTGTACCCTGAACAGCCAGAGTACCGGCGGTGGATCGCAAGGACACGACGTTACCGATCGCAGGGAGATTCTCCCCAGTTTCGAGCAAGGTACCTGTGATCGTCGCCAGTGCCTTGAACGCTGCGGTCGTGATGTCCTGAGCAGCGACGTCAGTCAGTCCAACAACGACAACCTTGACGGTTGCCAGCATCTTACCGAGATCGGTCAAACGGAGTGCATCCGCGATAGTATTCGGACTAGATCGCTCCAGCTCTTCCTGGAGGGTGTTCTCTTTCGTAAGGGTCGTCACAATGATCTCTCCTAGGTTTTCTCGCCCATGAAGACATGGACCTGCGTCTCTGTGTTAGCAACGCGCGTAACATCGATCGCAGTGAATGGCACAGATTGGGTGATGAGCATCAGGAAGGTATCGACCGGGAAAGCTTGGAGAGATCCATCTGCGCTGGTCACACGCACTTGGATCTTCCCTCCAATGGTCTTGATCACCAGAACATGAACGTTAGTCAGACCCCCAAGACTGACCACAACCGGGGTATCGACTGTAAGAGTTAGATCGTCAGTATTCTTCCTGATGATCTGGAGAGTTTCATCGATAGGTGCGTCGAACGAGGGGATGGCTGACGCCACACCAAGGATCGGGCTCGTGCCCCATTGCCCCGTAATGCGAAATGTATCAGCCATCGTTCTCGATCTACTTCATGCTACCGAAAGGGTTCTTCTTTTCACCCTCGGGCATCACGCTGAGAACGCTCTTCTGAGCAGGACTCATGGTGTCGACGGCATCCTTGTAGGTGCCAACGACGCGTGGGTCGTTCGGGTTCTGGATCCCCTTCTGCGCGCCAATCGACGCAGCCATCTCCTTCGGATTCGACATAGGTACCTCCTTGATCAGCCCTTCCGCATGTTACCGAAGGGAGACTTCTTGGCGATCGTGCTCGTTCCACGAGGCACGGTATCGTCCGGATGGATGACAGGCTGCACGTAGGTCGTGTCAGGCTCAGCAAGCTTGCCGGGAGCAACACCCTTCTTGAGAGCGATGTTGCGGGGAGTGTTGAGACTCGTGGGAGACTTGTGCGCCATGATCTACTTTTCGTCGCGAAGATTCTTGAAGGGGCTCTTCTGAGAGAAAGTCGGAGGAGCTTCCGGGATCCCGAGAATGTCGCCCTTTTCAGGACTGAACGGAGACGACGGTGCCGAAGGCTGTGCGTTCTGACGCCGATCAGGAAGTACACTGGTATCGAGCGGAGTCGCCGCTGCGCTGTCGTCTGCCATGCCGGAAGCCTAACCTACGATTCGCGCGAGGTCCACTAGACCTCTTCCAGCTCCTCTTCAAGCTCTTCTTCTTCTTCCGAGCCTTCTTCTCCGCCAACCATCTCCAGAACCTTGGAGGCATGGAAGAGGAATCCAGCCACACGCTCCGGGCTGGTAATGGCTTCCTCTTCGAGAAGATGACTGGCGATCATCATCGCCGCCTCATACGGGATGTCCATCGCTTCTTCAACCATCGCAGCCTGAAGATCTTCGGGAAGAGTCATCACCGCGTCTTCGAGTAGAGCTAGCTCTTCCTCGGGGTACTCAGCTTCCTCGTCTTCCAACAGATCCGGATCAAGGACATCGGTCATCTCCTCGACCATTTCCCCGTGCTCCATCAGAAGCGGCAGCAACTTGGCGAACTCCTCTTCGAGAGACACCTCCTCGTCACCGTTCTCTTCCTTCTCCTCTTCAGAGGTGTCCTCGTCGTCGCGCCCCTGATCTGGCTTGTTGTCCAGCCAGGCTTCCATGTTCTTTGCGTCGACATTAGCCATGATCGTCTCTCCAGTCAGTGGGGCGATGTTACGCCCTATTCTCAGGTCGGCAAGCCGAAGTCATCTTCGCACGAGCCAGAGCTTTCTTCCACTTCGTATCGTATAGGCCGGAATCTTCCACTCTTTTCGCCACGGCATGACAATCGCACGATCGTTAGGACGGTTCGGTGGATGCACCCAACTCCCCTCGCCAGCTGCACCTGACCGTGTAGAGCAATAGAATCAGGGGCGACACGATCGTCCGTAGGCTGCCACGTGCTGTCGTCAACGTGTTCTACCCAACGCCCATACACGTCAGGGAACTCTTCAGCAAGAGCATCGATCCCATCCAGCTGTGCAGCGTTGTAAGCCGTCGCCGCACGCGTTCGCATGAGTCTCTCAACTCGCCAAGACTGCTGATCTGCAACGTCTTCAAGCAAACCTACCGTCTCGGTCCGTGTCATGCCTTCAACGGTAGCTCGCTGAAGGTTCACCTGGAGCGACGTATTGATCTGGACTACCTGTTCCTTCAACGCATCCCTCGCCGAAGAGCGCAACTCCCGCAGCCTGCCACGACGCTGTTCCATCTGAACACGGTCAGCCAGTGCGTCGCTCCGGCCCTCCATCCGTGCAACAAACCGATCTAGTCCTCGGAGAGAATCGCGATGCGCTTCTTCCTCGATGTCCAGCATCTCTCCGAGGAGACTGCTAATCGCACGTGCCTGTTCTCGACGAGCAACAGAACCGAGTGATCGCATCTGACGCGCACCGAGCTTACCACGTGGGAGCTTGCGGGTACGACGTCGGATCTCTCGTGCGGCATCCGATTGAGCAGCACCGAAAGAGCGACGGATTGAACTAACAGAACGACGCTCAGTAAGACGGTCAAACCTTCTGCGAAGACGTTCGATCTCTTCGTCATGAGCCATCCTAGTAAGGATTCCCAGGATTGTCGTCATCTAGGTGAGGGTACCATCGAGTACAACATCCTAATGGATCGACCTTGGCGTAACGTCCATCTTGCTGCACGGCGTGGCAGGTCTCATCAAAGCTGTAGTGAACACAAATGTCACAGCTCGATCCGATAGACGTCTCCATCAGCCCGCTCAGGTCTGGTGTCACCGAGTCCATTCCCGGGTGGTCTATACGTGTCTCCATCGGCGGCCCGAACACATAGTACCCACAGATCTGCAATGGATCGATGTCCACCTCAGAAGCGTGAATCGTACAGCTTCGATCCTTTGTCCCGAACATAATGCAGTTCCCGCACGCCTTGCGTGTCGTGTCGCTGTTCGGAGCCTGGTAGAGAACTTCGTCAGGCGTAGGAAGATCAGCGGGATCTACTTGCGGTGGTCCCTCTTCCTCGTCAACCCAGATCTGTAGATGCCTCTTCTGCATCAGATTTCTCCGATCTTGCCCGCAGGCACCATCGCCATAGTCTCAGCTTCCACCCGCACCATGTAGCGAGTATCCACCAATCCCACAAGAGGAACCAGGTCAACTTGAGAACAACGTCGGCTCGCACTGCGTATACCGAGATGTAGTGGCCCTCAGGGTCCGAGTGATAGAAGTCGAATGCGTCAGACCGAGCGATCACAGTGAACTCGCGACGGACAGGACCAGGCACGGTCCAGCGAAAGACCTGAGTACCTCCCGGCGCGGCTTGGTACCCTTCGCGCTCCTCGATCATACGGCGCGCAGTCCAGTCAGCTATGCGGTTCTTCCAGTTCATCCTGTCTTAGCCGGCCGCGTTGTTGCTCCATTAGCACTTGGCTGTTTCTCAGACTTGATCGAGTACATTGCGAACGACTTCATAGAATCGTGTGTCGCAGAAAGAGCCTCAGGGTTCCCCAACAAGATCGATGAGCAGTCCCAAAATCCGGCAGGCCCAATCCCATCCGGATAGGCCATCCCAGACCCACAAGCACAGCGAACCTTGGCAGCGTAAATCAGTCCTTCACTGTTGAACGATTCACCGGATCCTGTGTGGATTTCATTGATCTTGCTAATGACGCTATCAGCCACCTTCAGCAAACGCTTGTTCAGTTCGATCGACGCTTCTTGTCCTTCGTCGATGATCTTCCGCAAATCTTCGTCACTCTTTGTCTTCACGCTTCTACCTCTTCGATCTTATCCGTGTGCTCGTGGATGTTCCCGTGTGCGCGATGGCAGATCGTGACCAAGTTGTTCACGTCGTTACTGGTCCCCTTCGATCGAAGCCACGCGCTTAGACCAGTGCCACCTTTGTGGTGAAGGGTGAGCCCGCCGTTCTCACCTTCACCATGATCACCATGGACCTTGCACGTGAACCCGTCGCGTCGCATGACACCGAGCGCGAGAGAGGGCGGCAGTCCTCCGCGACCGTAGTTACGTAAAGTCGCTCCGGCCTTCTTAGCTTCACGACGCAGACGAGCTAGAGCCTTGCGCTCATCGGGTGAGAGCTTCTTTGGCTTTTTCGGTTGCCCACGAACCCAGTCTGCAAACGGATCGGACATCAGCTTCCTGGACCAGCGACTGCCTTATCCGGACCAGGTCCACGATTGATGTCGACAAGAGCCCAGCTCGGTCCCTTTGCGGCTGCCTTCTCGATCGTAGGTGTGCACTGCTTGCACGCGTAGACCGTAGAGATCCGTACCATGGGGCCGCTCTTGGTCTGCATCAGCAACGCGAGGAACTTTTGTGGCGATACCTCGGAGATTGCAGCGAACGCAGGATCGCGCTTCTTCACTTCATCGACAGGATAGTACACGATGATCCGTGTGGTCACTCCACGTGTCTTGCAGCCCTGACATCTCGCGTTCGGAGGGAACGCATGCTCGGAGTGGTACTCCTCAGCGGTCTGCAACCCACCGAAGAGCTTCTTCCTATGTAGATTTTCACCCATGCTTTTCCCCGTACATCCGTGAGATCCTCAACCAGTCACCGAATCGGAAACGCATTGCCCGGTCATCGATGAAGAGTCCCGCACAAGGCTTCCCTTGCTGTCCGTCATCCACCACGTCAACGATCCCGTCCAACGCTGTCTTGCAAAACTCCACCATCTGTTGGTACCGAGCCTCGTTCAGATCCTTGTTACTCTCCCACCACTCGTGGTCAAGTCGACGTAGTCCGGCACGCACGAGTGGATCTAAATTCGGGTCTATCCGCAGGGCTCTGTTCGCTCTCGCTGAGTAGATAACGATCACGTGATCGGCAGCCTTCAACGACTGAAGTCCCTCCTTTGCTCCATGAAGGAACTCCAAAGGGGTCTCGACGTCCGTGTACTCTCGATCGGAGGACACGATCGTTCCATCGAAGTCAACGCAAATGATCACAGCGACCTCAGCATCCCAGTGCTCCGCATCAGCCGGCGGAGGTTCAGTGTGTCTTTACTCTTGACGCGGATCTTTGCTCGTAGCACACGGGCTCGCTTCTCCACCTCACGTGGATTCCGCACGTAGTAGCGACGAACAGCTGACCCGTGCTCGATAGCAGGATCAATCAGACCCATGCGAGCCCACTTGTGGATCACCTTCGCGGGAAGCTTGTAGTGCTTCACCAGTGTGTCGATGATGCACCAGCCTTGGAGCGGATCGAGCGGACCTGTAATCCGGTAACGCAAGTCTTCATTCTCGTCGTAGTAAGTCCCTCCGATCGCAGGTGGCTTCGGCGGGTCGTACGTCACAGGGAGTATGTACTTGTCATCGACGACAGGCGACAGAGGCTTCCGCCTTCGCCACGGCTCGTTTGTCCAGAGAACCCGCCCTCTGTGGATGATCGAGGTAGACATTACGTGAACATCTGGAACTGCGTCATGTCTTGTTCAGTCTCTTCCATCTTTTTTTCTAGCCGCTTGACGATAGCCTCTTCGTCTTCGATCGGAAGGTACTGTTTCAGGAAGGCGATCGCCATCTTCATGTCCATCACGCCACCCGAGATCCCAGCGACAGCGGCTAGGACTGCCTTGCTGATCTCTTCGAGAGTAGGCTCGAAGTACCGAGGCCACTTCAACTCCAAGTACGATCCGGGTCCGAGCACACGTGGGATCGGAATTTTGGTGCCCTCGTCAGACTCTTCGTATCGAGGAGGAAGTTCCAGCGTTGATGTTACACGCATTGTCTTGCGGATCGACTCTACGTTGTCCCCATCAGAAAACTCCCGCTCTACGTTTCTCGTGCCTACAGTTTGACGGATCACGAACTCTGCAATCTCCAGCAGCTTCTTGATCCCCATCTCACCGTACTGCTCACGTAGCGAGTCGGCCTTCTCAGTCATCCGAGCCATCCTCGCTCTGATCTCTGTAGCCGTCTTCTCGATAGCCGAAATATCGTCTGGTACCACAGCGGCAATCTCGTACGCACGTTCTCGTAGCTCGCCAGCCATCTCAGTCGCAGCCCTTGGTCCTGCTCCAGTGATCTCAAGATACCGTGCGTTCGATCCCTTCTCGTACTTCAGTGCGTTGTCGCTACCCTTTTGGATTGGACCGTCGACTTCTTCATCAGACGAGATCCACAGAGTTGGATCGCAGTTCGCCTTCACACCACGGCTAGCCTGCGATATGAGCGCATCGTGCTCCTCGATAATGTCGAAGATCCCCCAGCAGTCAGGGTCACCGTCGATGTCGTCCTCTTCTGGTGTGTTCTGAATCCACACGACAGGGCAGATTCCTAGCCCGTGTTCGACCTTACTGGACTCGTGGTGCTCCCAAATAGGCTCTTCACCGTCCTCTACAGGCACCCGCTCCCAGACCTCGTCGATATGTTCGTTGATCACACGACGGTACCAGAACCAGACTTCAATCCACTCGCCTTCATTCGGATCGCGAACGTAGTGTGGATAGACGTATCGCTTCTCGATCTGCCGTAGAATCAGCTCGTGTCGATCTTTGAAGGTAGGCTGTGTCCAACGAGGATCGTGAGTTTCAAACCGAGGCTTACCTGCCACGATGGAGAACCCGATCGCTGCCGATCCCATGGCACCACCGAACCGACGCGCCTGAGCCATCGCAGGCCAGAGCCGACCTACCTTAGCCACCGTGCGCATGTAGTCTTCGGTCTGCTCGTCGCCAGCGTAGGTCAGCGAAGGCTGGCGTGAAGTCGAGAAGAGTAGTCCGCTAAAACGATCAACGATGATCTTGGCGAGGTAGTAGGGTGCGTACGGACGACGGAACTTGATCGGATAGTTGGCTCCTGCGTCGTAGAAACCGGGAGGAGTGTACGCCTGCGAGACGATCACTTCGTGGTCTAGTCCGGAGGTGACAGGCTGACCGTTCCAATCCACAGTCCGCGTGTCGTAGTTCCGACATCGGTAGTAGCTCCAGTACGCTCCCAGATCCATCTGACGTGGACTGAGCGCAAAGGCTGGTCCATGAGCAGGTACTGTCCCTTGCTCGATGCCCTGCGAGGACATGTTGCTGTAGACAAAGTTCGATCCCGCTGCGGGATTTACTGGAGTTCCGCTGCTCATCGATCTACCTCTTCTTGCGTCGCTTCTTCACCCATGAAGCGAGGATAGCCGACTAGGCTGCTACGGTCGACTTACGCAGCTGTACCTGCGGAGGCCACGACCAACGCCCGATACACGGCTTCTCGGAATGCATCACCCGAAGGATGTGAGCAGGGACCGTGGGTGCATCGAGCATCACCCGAAGGCTGACTCGATCGCCAGGAAAGGTAGCAACGATGATCGCAGCGAGAGGAGTCACTCCAAGCACGATACCGTAGATCATTCTTCCTGCACGCTGTGCGTCATTTGTGAACTGAAGCAGATCAGCGTTGGTCGGGTAGTAGTGCACCATGCGACCCACAGTGGGATCTACAAGACTCACTCCAGGTGGCTTGTCTTCCGGTAGCACACGGGTCGCATCGCGATCCTTCCGGGGGCCCGTAGCGTCTTCCTTCTTCTCATCCATGGCTTCTCCTTCGAGTAGAGGTCCAACCATAGCACGAGAGAAGCCATCCGTGCAGCCGACTGGACCTCTACTCGAAAGACCTCATCCCTTTGTGTCTTCAGGCAGGTTCTCGATCCTACCGTCTAGATCTTTCGCCCAATCACCATCCTTGCCACCCGGCTCCTTGATGGCATCGATCGTATCTTGTGCCGACTTGAGAGCGTCCTCTGGAGTCTGCCCTCCCGTAATCGCCTTCGCTACACTCGGCGCAAGAGCTTTTAGCCCAGCCCCGATGATACTGAGAATCGCCTGTTCCATCACCCACCTCCGAACGATCCTACGATCGCCGTGACCTGAGATGGAATCACTGGAAGATCCACCCCCAACGTTCGTGCCAGCTCTACCGTGCGGTTCCATAATCGAACGAGCCGCCCGACTAGCAACGGAACACGTACCCAGAGGTTCTCAGCTCCAGCCTCGATTGCTTCCACAGTGTCATGCCACGCCTGAAGGATTTCCTTACCAGTGTTGATAGTGGCCCCGATCGGATCCCATCGAGCAGACTCTTCGCGTAGAGCTTCTGCACGCTCTTCACGTGGCTGACCTTCGGTCTCTTCGGTAATGCGATCGAGCGCTTGTGATCGAGCTTCGCTGATCATAGCGCCACCGACAGCGATGGTACCGGCACTCACACGGATCGCAGTGGAGTGTGTTTGGACTGCTCCTCCACAGCCTGGAAGCGCCAGGTAGACAGCAAGAAGAGCGAGCATGAGTAGAGGATAGTAGATCGTGTCAGTCATAGGTTCTTCTTTCCGTACTCTTCGATCGACATGTGAGCGTGATTTGCAGCTTGCCCGATCGAAGAGAACAGATCACCTTCGGCAGAAGTACAGATAACTGCTCCACCGAGTTCTTTCCCCTCATCAGTGCCAGAAAGAATCTGATGCCTCCAATCGATCCGGTAGGCTGGCTCGTCTTCCGGGTGGAATGTCTCGACCTCTTTGCCCGTAGAGTCGATAGTCAACCTACCGGTCTCAGGCATATTCTCAGCCTTCTCCTCTTCGGTGACAGGCCGAATCTTCATGGTCCACTCAATGTTCACTTTGCTTCTCCATCGCCGAACATCTTCCCGCGCGCGAGTGCGATGAGAGCACCACCGGAGGTGATCGCAAGCGCGACCCACCGTGTCACTTCTGTGCGCGAATCTTCCGGCCCCCAGGTCAACACGAGGCCGAGGACCACAGCGATAGAGAGCACAACCGCAGCGAATACGATTGCCTGCGGTAGATCGAGCTTCTTCTTAGCCTGCTTCTTGGTCATCTGTTGCTTCTCCTGATCTGATATTCCAAGCGCTCATGCGCTGTATGGTTCTCTCTTCGAGCCTGCTTCTGCGCAGTCTGAATCGCTTCAAGGGTCGTGTCGATAGAAGAGATACTCCGCTCGGTAGCTCCTACTTGCACACGCAATCCCTCATGCCCCACCTGTTCTTCATGTCGTTCGAGCGCAGCATCGGTCGCAGTCGCCTTACCTCCGATCTCATCAAGACGTACTCCTTGATCCTTGTAGTGATCCCACAGATTGTTTCCCAACCAACCACCAGCAGGAAGAAGTAGTACAGTGGCGATCACTGCTAGAATCTTCACCAACGACCGCGTCTTGTTGTCTTCGCCTTGCTGCGTTTCCAAGCTCTTTGTGCGCTTCTTCAATCCCGGCTTGTCGTCATCGTTCTCCTTACCATCGACACTCTCTAGCAGATCACCTATATCCACGCCAAGAGCTGCCAACACTTCCTTGTCGTCGTTGGCAATCTCTAGGATCGACTTTTCCAAGCTCTGGTAAGACAACGACATCCGCTTCACCTCGGTACCTAGTACCGTCAGGTCTTGCTCGATCTGTTCACTACGCTGCTTACATCGAGCTTGGTCGACGACCAGCTTACCGACCTGTTCGTCTGTGATCATCAGCTAGCGCGGATGATATAATTGACGTTGATGTTGGTTGGACGTGTTTCGTTTCCACCTGTTGCGAGTGCCTTGTTGGCGACAAAAGCTGAAGTGCCCTGATTGGCCGCGATGCTGTCAGGGAGAACCCCTGGCGATCCATTCAGGTCTTGTTGGATCACATGCGTATGAGCCTTGAAGTCTTCTGCCTGCTTCGTGCCAACTACATCCCCAGTTGTGCCGTCACCTCTGTCTGTGCGAGCACCTGCATCGGGATCTACAGCCGCTCCTGCATCTCGACCACGAGCAAACCGACCACGTAGATCAGGCAAGTTGAACGTGGTAGACCCATCGCCGATCCCGTACGTCGTGTCTAGAAGAGTAAAAAGATCTGCGAAGGTAGTCCTAGAGATGGCTGTGCCATCACAGATCTTCCAACCTACTGGAGCTACGTCTGTCATCCACATCAACATGACACCGATCGGTGTCACTATGTCGATGCGATCATCTGCACCTACAGAAGCGTCTCTGTTGAAGTCAACCATCGATCAACCCTCCGAGATTACTTGGACGTTTGTCGGAGTTGTACCAACAGCACCTCGCTTCAAAAAGATCTTTTTCACCGTTTGGGTAAACTTCACGGAATCGCCTCCGAGAAGATGCGCGTGATCGGTCGTCCCATCGAGACTAACAAATACGTCATCAGACGTGTCCATGTTGACGATCAAGATCTCTCTTGGTTGGAAGGGGACAATGACCTGAGCCGTAGCTGGATAGCTCGCAACGCCAAAGATATCGACTTCCGCTTGGTGAATGCTCATAGACTTCTCCTATCCTCGCGAAGGGTACACCACCAATAGAGAACAGGCGAGTCGCCGAAGCAACCCGCCTGTCCAGAGCATGACGAAGATTGAGGGTGGTAGAGGAATCTAGCGCATTGTGAACTCTATCCTAACCAAGAGCCGGATGCAACAAACGCGTCGCGCACCTCTAGCTCGCTGAGAACCGATCCGGCCAAAGCCTCGATCTCCTCACGCATCCTAAGTCGCCCTGCGACGATCACAGCCTCTTGCAACTCGGGGTCTTCCAACACACGTTGTCCCACCATCTTGACATGAGCGATGCTACTGATCGCGTCGAGTAAATAGTCCCAGATCTCGTCGGCGTAGTACTTATCGATAACAGGGATCCTGACCACCACGTCCGGCCCCATCGTCTCAAGAGTGGTTACTCGACCACCAGTAATCAACACGTACCGATCGGTCAGCTTGCTCGCCTGCTTCCAGATACACCACAGACCGTACTTCGCTGTTTCGAGCTTACTCCACTTCTTCAACAGCCAACCCTCGCGGATCCCCACATCCCGCAGCGACTTGCTGATCGCTCGGTACTCCCACCGTCCATTCACGTTCAGACTCTGAATCTTCTGGATCGTGCCATAGAGCGGATGTCGATGCGTACCGGCCGAGGGCGACACCTTCCAGTTCCGCTTGTAGTACCCGTGCTCTGCATTACGGATCACGCGATTCGGTCGGTCAAGGTCACCCATGGCTATTCAATCTAGCCTGAATAACACTCACAATGTCGATCACTGCCAAAGCGTCTCCGAGCTTATGCGCTGCGACAATAGCTTGCCGTTCTCTTGAAGAAGCTTGCGATGCGATTCTGTTCGCTCTGACATAGTTTTTTTCCGAAACAAACACCAGCCACCTTATCGCGACCGTCGCACCAATGATCTCGTCTAGGTTATCGCGGATGGCTTCAAGACTCATCACGGTAACGCTCCAAGATCCTGTCGCTGATGTCTGCCGCAGCCTTGTTGTCTTTTAGAGCACGAGCAACGATCAACGCATCCTTCTCCTCTTCAGAGGCATACTCAATGTACTCCAGACAATGCGTAAGGCTCACGTCCAGATCGCGACGATTCCAACTATTCTCGAACCAACTCCAAAGCATCGCTCGCGCAGCTCTCCGTGATTTCGAGGTCATGTCGGGCGCGTATCCGGTCTTGATCGCACCAGCGAACGCGTCTTTGATCCTCTGAGTCACCGGTGCTGGCCTCGCCCATTCGCAAGACCCGCCCAATACTGTGTTCTAAACTCGGGATTGCGCTCGTAGACACCACCCATGATGTCGTCGACTGCAAGTTGCTCGCTCGACGTACCGAAACGTGCAAGCTCAGCAAGGTGGGTTATCTGGTAAAGTGAGATCGCCGCTTCACACTCCTCTATCGTCAGGTACTCCTTGATCCAACTAGCTGTGTAGTGGTACCCGAAGGTCACAAGAGCAACGGTCGTGCGATTTATGATCGTCTGTTTCTGTTCTTCAGGAGTCATTTCTTAGACTCGATGTAGCGTTCTCTTTGAGTCTTGAAGCTTTGCTCAGTTGCACGCTTGAGGATCGGTGTCATGAGTTCCTGTAGAACACGAGCTTCTGGTCCCGCGCGATCGAACTCGTAGTACGGACCTGCGTAGTCAGATCGATCTATAGCCATCTGGTACAAAACCAGAATAGCATCTTGGTTCTCGCGATCCACGTTCTGTTCGATCCACGTGATCATCTTGTTGTACCCGAACGCCTTTAGTGCGAAACGAGTGCGATGCAAGATCCTGGCACGAGCAGTAAGCTTGTTTGAGAGTTCACTCATTCCAACACCCGATCGATCACTACGGATATAACAGCATCAGCAGCACTCCAGTCTTCAAGTCCAGTCGCAACCACCAGAGCGTCTTTGTTCTCTTGATCGGCGTTTTCCACATAGAGCAACTTCTCTTCTTCAGTCCAGAAGATCCCTTGACGCCGGCATCGTCAACCACGAAGTTGAACTGAGCCCTCTCCATCCAGTTGCTCATACTTCGATACCTAGTCTAGTTTTCGCTCGATCTACTACAAAGAACAAAATGTTATTTCGATCTTCCCACGCAAGTAGACACGTTGCTACGACAAGAGCATCTCGCTCTTCCTCAGTAGCCTCAAAATGGAATAGTCCCATCTCAAGACGCGTGTAGACGTGCTCATGTTCGAGAGCACACTGCAACTCGTTGTAGCTAGCCACAACCTATGCCTTGTGCGGATGCTCACGAGTTAGCGTGACAGCAGATCAATCCGTCCGCGACCGGATCGCTTCGGCTTCTTACGTGACGCTTCCTTAGCGAACCAGGCAGCCATCAGTCGATCCCCTGTATGCGACCTCGGGTCGTAGTACATCATCTCTTCAATGAAAGACGCGATCTGATGGTTCGCAGGGATACCCCCTGTTGACGGGATGATCCACTTGCTGTTCGCCATCTCAGCTGCGAGTCCCTCAATACCGAACTCAGGGTGCAGCTTGTTCCGACCCGTGGTGAACGGGACCACGGGTACAGCACTCTTCTTCTTGGTGAAATCCAGTATGAACTGCTGAGCCGCGTTGTTCTCCACGACCATGATCCCGAGGAACCGATTGTAAGTATCGATGATCTTGTCGACGATGTCACCGCCAGTCCATCGGCCGGACTCAATGCAGAGAATCTCGCGGTCCTCATTCGGGTGCACGATGATCGTGAACAACACAGTCTCGTCGCTGTTCTTCTTCTGACGGTGCCCCAGATCCACTCCAGTGTAGACTCTGTAGCCTAGCGGAACCGACTTGAGTGCGAAGGCGCTCTTCTTCCCGTCACCCCTCGCCATGCACTGATCGATCCACGCCCGCTTGAATCTGGCTCGCGCGTCATCGAGCGGAGTGCACAGCATCGTGCGAGCGAACTCGTGCGGAGTAGTCTCGTTACGTCGCTCCTCGATCCTAGCGTGCCCCCACTTCTCCGGCCACATGGGATTGCCCGTCGCGGGATCGATGACGGGGAACTTGTAGTAGCTGAACGACTTCAGCTTCGCCATCCGGTGCATCAGATCTTCTGGATGGAACGCGGTGCCAATGCACCAAACCTTCGCTCCGGGCTCCAACCTCGACACGATGTTCGCGTTGTACCACTCCCACAGCTTCTCTCGCTGTCGCGGTGTGGCCGTGTTGTCCCAGCTCAGCACGTCATCCAGCAGTGCTCCATTGGCTCGCGTCCCCAACGTAGTCGCTGTGTCGGTGCCAATCGCACGAAGCGTCGGGTCTTTTGGTCGCCCCGGTCGGTCTACTGTGATCTGCGTGTCGGTCCAGGGGTCGCCTCTGCTCGGCCTCAAGTGAGGGAACACCTCGCGCAGCTCGATCGACTGTTCGATGTATTGCCTGACCTGCCGAACAATCTTCGTGGACTGCGTCATGCCTCGTGACGCGACAATCCAACGCTGAAGTGGGTCGTTCCCGATCTCGTAGAGGAGTCTGCCAATCGCCTGCTGAGTCTTGCCGGCGCCGACATGCGACCAGACAATGACTCGATCTTCCTCGGTGAACGAGCGCTGGATCCTCTCGTGATGCATCGCCTGCTTCACAGGCTTCTGCGTTGTCTCGTCCTTGAGTACAAACTCTACGCACTCGTTGGGATTGCGCCGTGCGACTTTGGCCCTGACTCGCCGATAGCGGTCGAGAGCCATACGAACTTCTGTCTGGTCGGTGAGGAGCATCTAGACAGCGTAGCACGAGATCAATCCACCACCTTGAGAAACAAGACCACCTCTTCACCGGAGATGCGGAACGTCCGCTCGTCCCCGCACTGCGAACACTTCCCACGTTCAGTGGCATCGCCGATGACGCACCAGCAGTTCCACGTACCTATCGCGTCAGGTGCATCTTCGGCTCGGTACTGGATGTAGGCACACTTGACGTCACCATGACCGCAACACGCATTCATCGCGCCTACGATCATTCCAAGACACGCGTCGTAACCGTCGTCTCGATTCGGCAGCCTACAATGTCTGCACTTGTCAGTCATCAGGAAGCCAGATCTCTACATCCTCTTCGTCCTGTTCATCATCACCGGCAGCAGCAGTCTTGATCGCTTCATCGAACGACAACTCCATCACTTCCCGAGCATTCAACCGTACTCCCTTCCCGAGATAAGCATTACGCATGATCCGCTGGTATGGAGAGAGCTCGATCTTCTTCGGCATCAATCTTCTCCCGGTCGTAGAGGACGCAAAAGTTCCTCCAGCTTCTCCATCTTCACTCGCAGCTTTTTCACATCTTCGTACGATCCACTCCATCCGTAATCACCACTCTTCACCTCGTCGCTCTTGCCGTAGCCCTGAGCGATCACACCACATCCGGCGAGCTGGACCTCAAGCTGGTCACATGCACGTTCGATCCGGCGATGTTCCGATAGCAGACAAGTGTACGACTCGATGAACGCCATCAGCATCAGATCGTCGTCATACTTGGGATTCGCAGGTATCGAGATCCGGGCCTTCTCCCCCCGTTTCCCAAAGTGAGATGCACAGAACCGAGCGAGTATCTCGTACATCTCGTCGATAGTAGGAACCTTCGCCTGCGGCCCCTTCAGCCCACGCACGGTGATCTCGTCCGGAATAATGGGGATCAGCCGTGTGGAAGACCAGACACACCGATTGTTCCACCAGACTTCGATCCCATTGTCGCGCATGACTACGAGGAACTCGCCTTGGTCTGTTACGAAGATCGGACCAGCGTACGCCTCGTGGATCTCGACTAGAGTTTCAGGCATCCCCGAAGTGTCGATCTCCTCGTCTGGTACTCTAGCAGAGTCTCTCTTCAGTACGATCTTCATCAGTCGTCCTCGATATTGATCACACCAGGTTCTTGGTGCATGTAGCCGAACTTCAACTCCTCGATCATACCAACGACCATGCACTCGTGGACACCGCTCATCTTACCCTGGATGAACTTCATGGTTCCGTCTTCGTTGTCTATGATCACACCGAGTACGAGTGCTGCGATCTTGTCGGTTCGCAGAATCTTCAGCGCAGCCTTCGTCGACAACCTGATCGCCTCGTCCTGCTCCACCTCGTCGGTGGTGATCGGGATCAGTGTCCCCTTGTCGATCTTGTTGTCGTCAGTCATGCCAGCTCCGCGATGGGCTTCGATCGCAGCCATCCCTTTGCTTTGGTGATAACTTCGATCACAAGCTTGAGATGCTCCTGTGTAGCACACTGCTTACAGAGATCGATCTCTTTTGTCTTGTAGTCACTAGGCCGGCGACCCAGACCCGTAGTGAGCTTAGGTTGCTGGATCGCGATATGTGTCCAACCTTCAGGGATGTCATGCTCGTCCTTCTCCTGACTGGTCTTAGAGCAACCGTCGCACGTGACCTCACACGATGACTTCCTACTCATTGTTCCTCCAGCTTCTCGATCAGATGATTCAGGTACCACTTAGCCTTCTTCAGATCCTTGAGAAGATCTTCCTTCTTCCCTGCTCGTGCGATGTACTTGATCGCGTTGAACTTCATTGCTCCGATGTTCTCTTCGAGGGTCAGCCACACATCAGTGACCTTGATCACCTCGTACGGATTGTCCTTGCCTCCGTAATGCGCTGGGTGATTTACAGCCACTGGCTCGTCTGGTGGACCCCAATGTCCACGACACAGACTGTCGGCGAAAACAAGATCAGTACAGTCTCGGAGCGAACACGTAGGCCCGTCCTCAAAAAGCATAACAAGCTCATGCGGTTCGAAATGCTTACCAGCGAACTCCACCGTCATAACTCCTTTGAGCCCTTCTCGAACAGCTTGCTCATTAGCAACGAACGGATGACCTTGAGGGTACTTGTGATCTAAACAGTAGATCGACTTTTCTGTCGTAGGTTTCTCACATCCTCCGACGTTACACACAGACATCTGGTTATCCTCGTTGTCACCGAGAGAGTGGTAGTGCTTGTTACAGTAGATTGATCCCGCGGTACTGAAGGCGTGACAGTCTTCAGTAATACACTCACTCATCAATCATGCTCCCGAAGACTGCCTCACCAGGAAGCATCTTACGATGTTGGATCCAAGGCGCACGGAAGTTGCCGATGAACGGACCTTGAGCGGTGAAGCTGTCACCGCTCACGTACACCTCTCCGCCGTAGGCCGGATGTGGTGTGCCGACGACGGCAGCGTGCTCGAAGGGACTCATGTGCCCCGCTGACAGGAGCTTATCGTAGCGGTCGAGTGCTTTCTCGACATTCTGCTCCATGTGCCGCTCGTAGGAGATGGCGGCACAGCGCGCGACGCAGAGCTTGACGAGTGTGTCGATGTCCTCCGCGCGACGTGCAGTTGCGATGCCGCAGAGCGGTAGATGCCAGTCACCCGGATCCATCTCGATCGGCGTGCTCTCAATCCTCGCGATCTTCATCGCCCGCGTGACCTTCGCGATCTCTGGCTGCGCGTGCTCCGAATCGCGAAGCGCGAAGTAGTTGTCCCACTCTGTCGCCGACACGATCACCGTGTGCCAGGCGAAAGGCTCAAGGAGCCGGTTCGCCCACTGCTTGTGGAGACCGATCGACGCGAGGCTTGCAGCTTGCAGACACGCGTAGTCCTGGGCCAACGCCCACGAGAGACGCGCCTTTTCGGCGTCGGCGACCTCCTCGGCCTTTGCCTGCATCCCACGCTTGTTCTTGCCGAACGAGAGAGGAACATAAGGGTTCGCCTGGATCTGCGCGATGCGCCTCTTCACCGGGATCGCGCGCGAGCTGGCAGAGTTACGACTGAATACCCGATGCGTATTGAACTCAGCAAGCACGATCCGAGGGAACGTGCAGCAGAGCGTAGTCAGGCGAACACCCGACGCGATAGAGTCAGCGAGGACGACAGCCTCGTAAGGTCCAGGTGTCTTCGTGGTCTGTTCAGTCATTTCTCTCTCGCTGACAACCTACCTGCGATGTAGCCGTCGATCCACGTCTTGTATCGGTCGGGAGTCTCATCTTTCCCGAGCTGACCTTCTCTCCCGATCACGATTCGCATGCCCCCTGAATCGATGGTTAGCACTGCATCCAAGCTCACTTCCGCCAGCCCAATCATAATCTGATCCGCACCGTTCTTTACAACCGTAATCATCAAGCACCTCCAGCCTATGCCTTGTGCGATCAGACGTTACTTAGGCGAACTCTCACCCCGTCGTATCAGCTCGTCACCCAACTCGACCTGTGCGTCCCAAAGACGTGCCCAGTCATCATCCTCAACATCCTCTTCCTCCAAGAGGAACGACGCTATTTCGATCTGCATAGCAGCTCCCCAGTACCGAAGTACTCGTCTCTTTGCCTCACGCTGAGTCATCGGCGTCTTCCCACTCGTGGCGCAAGAGCTTCACCTTCTCTCCTGCCGCACCCATGATCCAGACAGATCTATTGTGCGAGTGCCTCTTCGGTGACCCGTCCGAGTAAGTATGCCTCTCAGTCTCGCCAAGAACCTCGTACTCGTTCCCCAGCTTGACTCCGTGCTTCTTTTCGATCGGAGGCTTATCTATGACTCGTACTCTCATCGGATCTGACTCATCGCGTTATTCGGAATCAGTCCTCTGTGATTGAGACACCCGATCGTGGATTTTCCCAGCACGCGGATCATCAGCTTTATCATCGCCCCTCCATATCCGTATCAAGTTTGAGAACCTGTCTTCTCCCATGGTCCTAGCTCAGCGATCGTTCGACGAGCCTCCTCCACCTCTTCTGATGATACGAAAGGCTGGCGATCCACGTCTACGATCAACTTCTGCCGAGACGTACGTATCTCTGCTATCGGCCACTTCTCAAGCAGATAGGCTATGACCGCAGCGATCTGCCCTCTGTCATAGCCACTCCACCCTCTCGGGGTCATATCTACCTGCATCACCAGCACCCCTTCGTCAGAGCCGCTTCTATAGCCTTCCCGATGTCTTCTACCTCAACCTCTTCCACGCTTACCTGGGGCCTCAGCTAGATGGTCCGCGTGCTCTTTGTCCCCGGTTATCTTCACGATCCAGTTGTGACCGAAGCCGTCACCGTGCCAGACGATCTAGAGAACTATCACCAGAACACCCGTGCGAGTAGAGCTATAGAGGCGAGAAACATCATGATCGCAATCCCTGTGAATGCTCCTGCCAGCCCGATGAAGAAGTCTCTCACTCTACTTCTTTCGAGGCGAAGTACTTCTTGAGCATCCCGGCGAGGTCAACTTGAGCACTCGTGGCGTTCTTGGCCTTCAAGTTCTCCAGCTTCTCCACCAACTCCCGAACGGTCTGCTCTTTCTGATCAACATCAACCAGCTCCTCAAGGCGGAAGGACGTGCTGACAAACTGTCCGTTCACCTCGCTCCAGTACTGGCATTCGATCCATGTGCTCATCGTGTTACTCACAGCACGCACGGTCATCAGTGGTCCTCCGGCCTTGCTTCGCACCGTCGTACCTACCTTGAACTCTTCACTCATCTCACTCCTCCAGTTCTCTATCGATCAAGTTGTCCAGCTCTTCGGTTGAAAGCTCAGTATCTTCAGTCTCTTCCGGGGGCTCGTCGTCCTCGGGATAGTCGACAGGAACATCGTCGACTACGATCTCCTGCTGTCTAGCGCGAGCGAGGGTCTTAGACAGTCCCTCCAGCTCCTCTAGTGCTTCTTCGTGGGTCATGTCCTCGATACCCAAGTCCATCGTGTCGATCGGGCCGGGCACGTGGAAGTGGCACAGGTAGCGCAGGGCGCTCTCCACCGTCCAGTACCCCGCCTCCGAGTCGTCGTCCGGGGCGAACACCGGCACCTTGCGGGTCACGGTGATCGTCGTCTGCCCGCCGCCCAGGTTGTACGGATCCTCGAGCTGCGAGTGGCTGCTTCTGTGCTCGTAGTAATCCCAGGCCCGGTTCGGCTTGCCGCCCTCGTTGAAGATCACCGGCGTGGCCCGCACCAGCCGCAGGT